GTAGAGAAGGAGAAATAGACAATGCCTAACATAAATGACTTCAAAGCTAAACTTGCTGGCGGTGGCGCAAGAGCCAATCAGTTTAAGGTAACAATGCCTTTTCCTGGTTACGCACAAGTTGGCGGTGAAATAGAAGACCTAGCGTTTTTAGCAAGAGCAACATCTATTCCATCAATGGAAGTGGCAAACATAAATGTCCCTTTCAGAGGAAGAGCTGTTAAGATTGCTGGAGATAGAACAATCCCAAGTTGGTCATTAACTGTATATAACGATACTAACTTTAAGTTAAGAAATGCTTTCGAAAGATGGCAGAACGGTATCAACAATATGACAGATAATGAAGGATTAACAAATCCTGTTGACTATCAAGTGGATGCTTTTGTCGACCATTTAGACAGAAACGGAAACACAGTTAAGTCTTATACATTAAGAGGTGCTTATCCAACTACAATTGGCGGTATCGCTTTGGACTACGAAGAACAAGGTGCAATCGAACAATTTGAAGTTACTTTTGAGTACCAATACTTTGAAACAAATACTACAACTTAATATTAATACTAGAGGGGCTTCGGCCCCTCTTTTTAATCCCTTATAAGTAGTAGTACAAGGAGATATTATGGCAGAATTATTCGGCTTTTCGATAACACGATTAAAGAAACAAGCTGACCCAAAACAGGCTTTTACATCAGGACAAGCAGATGACGGAACACAAACGGTCAATGCTGGAGGTCACTTTGGTTCATACTTGGATATGGAAGGTACTGCGAAAACAGAGCAGGACCTGGTTCGTAGATATAGAGAAATAGCTTTACACCCAGAATGCGATATGGCAATCGAAGATATTGTCAATGAAGCAATTGTCGCAAATGAATTGAAAGACGCAGTAAGAATTAATCTAACAGATTTACCATACGGAAAAGAAGTTAGAAAGAAAATAGAAGACGAATTTATAGAAGTTTTAAAATTAATGAACTTCAACACCAAAGGACACGACATCTTTAGAAGATGGTATGTTGATGGTAGAATATTTTATCAAAAAATTATTGATAGAGAAAGTCCTAAAAAAGGTATCACAGAGTTAAAATATATTGATCCAAGAAAAATCAAAAAAATTAGAGAGATACGAAAGAAAAGACCAGATGTACCAATGCCATCATCACTCAATAGTTTGGCTGTTGTTGATGAGTATGTGGAATACTTCTTATACAATGAAAGAGGATTATCAGGTACAACAGGACAATCTGGTATTAAGATAGCGCCAGATACAATCGCATTCTGTCCATCAGGATTAATTGATCAGAACAAGAATATGGTCTTGTCTTATTTACATAAGGCGATCAAACCTGTCAATCAATTAAGAATGATTGAAGATAGTGCTGTGATTTATCGTATCGCTAGAGCACCAGAAAGAAGAATATTTAAAATTGATGTTGGTAATTTACCAAAAGTAAAAGCCGAACAATATTTAAGAGATGTAATGGCAAGATATAGAAACAAACTTGTCTATGACGCAAACACAGGAGAAATAAGAGATGACAGAAATTATATGTCAATGTTGGAAGACTTCTGGTTACCAAGTAGAGAGGGTGGAAGAGGTACTGATATTTCTACTTTGCCTGGCGGTCAAAATTTAGGTGAGATTGCTGATATAGAATATTTTAGAGCGAAACTATATCGTTCTCTAAATGTTCCAACAAGTAGATTAGAAGCTTCTCAAGGTTTTAATTTAGGAAGAGCTTCCGAGATTACAAGAGATGAATTAAAATTTACTAAATTTGTTCAAAGATTAAGAAAGAAATTTACTGAACTTTTCAATGATATTTTAAGAACACAATTAGTATTAAAAGGTATTATTGCTGAAGAAGACTGGTATACAGTTAGAGATTGTTTACAATATGATTTCTTACAAGATGGACACTTTGCTGAACTTAAACAAACAGAATTGTTAAGAGAAAGATTAGCATTAGCAAATGAAATGAGAGATTACATTGGTAAATTCTTTTCAGTTAATTACGTTAGAAAACACGTATTAAAACAAAACGATAGAGAAATTGAGGATATGGATAAACAAATTAAGAAAGAAATCAAAGATGGTATTATTCAGGACCCAATGGCTCAAGTTACAAATAGTGACGA